ATTTCGGACCGCAGGAGCCGCTGGAAGTGGGGGTTCTCCTTAACCCGCTCCCAGTCTTCGGTAGTGAGTTGGTGGTGTTGGAGTATAGTTTCGAGGTCGAAATGGTCTATCGCGACCTCTCGCGCCAACTTCACAAATAATGGGTCGTATTGCGGGTCAATAGTCGCTGGTGCTTGGGCCATTTTACCTAAAGGAAACCAACAAGTTATTGCGAACCTGTGGTCTTATACTGTACAAACGTGGCAATGGTCCAGGCTCTTCCGCAAAACGGCGTCCTGCGCGTTGTGCCTCCCGCTGCCTTGGAGAAGTCCATCAAGGTTGCGGACAAGGCACGCGCTGACGCCGCTGACGCCGCAGCCCTCGACGAAGTCACCCTCTCGAACCTCGCCTCCCACATCCGCACCCAGAATGAGGTGTTCCGGAACCACCGGATGGATGCGACGGCGGGTTGGGATGAGCGGTTGCTTTCCGCGCTGCGCGCCTTCAACGGGCAGTACGACGCGAGCAAGCTTCAGCAGATCCGGAAGTTTGGCGGGTCGGAGGTTTACGCGCGCACCATCGCTATGAAGTGCCGCGGCGCCAGCTCTCTGCTGCGCGACGTCTATCTGACCCCGGACAAGCCCTGGGGCATCGCAGCCCCCGCCGACCCCGACGTGCCGGCTGAGATCATCTCCAGCATCGCCCAGCTAATTCAGGTTGAGGTGGCCACGCTGCAGGGCGCCGGCCAGCCGGTTGATCCCGGCACCATCCGCGACCGCAACATGCAGCTTGTAGATGCCGCGCGCCAGGCTGAGCGCAAGCAAGCCGACAAGCGCGCCCAACGCGCTGAAGACATGATCGAGGAGTTGCTTGACGACGGCGGCTTCTACAAGGCACTCGCTGAGTTCCTCGTTGATCTGCCGTTATTCCCCTTCGCCTGCATCAAGGGCCCGGTTGTTCGCATCGTCCCCACGGTCTCGTGGGGCAGCGGCATGCCGGTCGTTGAGCAGAAGCCCAAGCTGTTTTGGAACCGGTGCTCACCCTTCGATTTGTGGTGGACGCCCGGCGTCGCCGACATCGAGGACGCCACGGTCATCGAGCGCACGCGCCTGACGCGAGCCGACCTGAACGACCTGCTCGATCTTCCCGGCTACAATCACGAGAACATTGAAAAGGTGCTCGATGAGTACGGGCGCGGTGGCATCTCCGACGATTGGGACTCGACTGATAGCGAGCGAGCCCAGCAGGAGAGCCGCGAGAACCCCCGGCTGAACCGGAGCGGGCTCATCAGCTGCCTCGAGTTTCATGGCAACGTGCAGGGGCGCATGCTGCTTGAGTACGGAATGGACGCGGCCCAGGTGCCGGACGAGCTCCGCGATTACGCCGTACAGGCGTGGCTCATCGGCAACTACGTCATCAAAGTACAGTTTAGTCCGAGCCCGAGGAAGCGACACCCTTATTTCATAACCAGCTTCGAGAAGGTTCCGGGCACTCCGGTGGGCAACGGCCTACCGGACATTTTATCGGACATCCAGGATGTGACTAACGCGACCCTTCGGGCGCTGGTCAACAACCTCAGTATCGCGTCCGGCCCGCAGGTGGTGATCAACGACGATCGCCTGTCCGCGGGCGAGGACGGCGAGGATCTCCACCCGTGGAAGCGCTGGCACATGACGTCGGACCCGATGGGCGCCAATGCCCAGGTCCCGGTGAGCTTCTTTCAGCCGACGTCGAACGCGGCCGAGCTGCTCAACGTCTACAAGGAATTTAACAACATCGCCGATGAGCTTTCCGCTATCCCGAAGTACCAGACGGGGTCGGGGGCTTCGGGCGGCGCTGGTAGGACAGCAGCTGGGTTGGCCATGCTCATGGGCAATGCCAGCAAAATCTTGCAGACGGTCGCTGCCAACATCGACCGAGACGTCCTCTCCCCGCTGCTCGCCGGCCTCTTCGACATGCTGATGTTGACCGACACGACCGGCGTCCTCAAGGGCGACGAGTCGATCCAGGTCATGGGCGTCAACGTCGCCGTGCAGCGCGAAACGCAGCGGGCTCGCCAGCTGGAGTTCCTCCAGATCACGGCAAACCCGATCGACTCTCAGATCGTTGGCCCCAAGGGCCGCGCCGCCATCCTCCGCTCTGTATCCCAAACCATCGGGCTCAACGGCGAGGAGATCGTGCCCTCAGACGACAAGCTGGAGGCCATGGAGCAGCAGCAACAGGCCCAACAGGCCGCCGTTGCCGCGGCGGGTGGGCAGGCTCAAGGCGCGCAGCCCGGCCGGCCGACCCAGGATACAGGACCACGACAACGACTAACCGGCGGCGCCGGGTAAGGAGACTGAGATGGCTAAAAGCAAGCAGATGTCTAGCAAGAGTGCAGTGTTCGCCAAGGGCGGGTCGAAGGGAATGTTCGGCAAGCAGAGCGCTGTGAAGCAGAAGCCTGGCGTGACGTCTCACGCCGGCTCTGGAAAGAAGTGGCCGGGGAAGCTTGGCGGTTCCGGCAAGATGTTCGGCAAGCAATCGGCGAAACCCGCCAAGGGCTGCTAACTCTAACTGCCCACGGGCAAGGAGACTACTCAAATGGCTATCACCAAGAAACTCAGGATAGACATGCAGGATCTCGAATCGGAGCTGTGCAAGCTCCAGGACGAGCTCGATGCACTGTCATCGACTGAGCTGGGATTCCTCGACGGCGCCGTCGCCGGCACCGCCGCCGCTTCTAAGGCTGTTGTTGTCGGTTCGGACAGCACGGTGTTGGAGCTTGGCACCAAAGCCGCACCAGTCGCGGTCCCGGATGGAGCGTCTTACGCTGCGCTGGTTGCCAATTCCGGCCACCTTCATGCTGTCGCTGACCAGGGGCAAAACATCACTGTAACGCTCCCCGCCGCCGCTTCTGGACTCACTTTCGAGTTCACGTACGGTGGCGCTGCTGCTGATGCCTCGAACCATATCTTCGTTCCCACCGCCGGTTTCTTTATCGGTAGTGTGGAGTTCCACGACAGTCAGGCCGATGCTACGACGCCTGTGTTCTCGGATGGCAACAGCAACGACGTGTTCACGCTCGTTACGCCAGCCGCGTACAACGTCAAGTTCGTCAGCGACGGCACCAACTGGTATGTCACTGGCTGGGTTGGCTCAGCGACTGTCTGCACGATGGCTGACTAAGCGTGAGCTTGACGCTTAAAGCTGCGGCTCTTGCCAAGACCGCGCCAACACAATGGCGCGAGTTCTTGGCGGAGCTGGAGCTCTACGGAGCGGCCAAGAGCCGGGAATGTGTGATGGCACCGCCCGAGGTGCTGCAAGTAACTCAGGGACGCGCACAGCAAGTTGCTTCGCTGGTGGCCCTGTTCACCGATGCGGTTAAGGACGCCGAACGCATCGTTGATCGGATCGAACGGCGGAGCAAATAGCTAAGGAGTAACTTCAATGCCTGTTTTCGCAACCACTCAAAAGAGCCTGGATGAGGCAGTCACCACGCTCTCGCAGAACAAAGTCACCCGCACTGCTGAGGTGGGGGCCGTTGGTGTGTTCACCACGGCTCACGTCATCAACGGCGTTTATCACCAGAGCGACTCTGGTACGCCGGGTACCCGCACGCTTCCGTCGGCAGCCGACCTTTGGGCGGCCATCCCCGGATGCACGGTGGGCACCAGCTTCCGTTTCATCGTGCACAATGCCGATGGCGCGGACACGCTCACTGTCGCCGTTCCGGCGTCAATCACTGCCTACGGCACCCTGACCGTCGCAGCCGGCAAGAACCGCGAGTTTGTCGTGGTCTTCACGTCGTCCACTGCGGCTGTGATGTATGCCCTGGCAGCCTTGGCGTAACCCCAGAACCAAGGAGTAACGCCAATGTTAGGAGCTATCTTCACAGAGGTGCAAAAGAGCACCGACGCAGCGGTGCAGACGCTCTCGCAGAACGTCATGTACCGCAAATCCACGTCCGAGGACGCGGTCACGCTGACGCCCCAAGAGGTTGTCAACGCGGTTTATCACCAGACCGGCACTCCCGGTACGTCCATCAAGACCCTGCCGACGGCAGCGGAATTGTATGCGTACATCTTGAGTGCCGCCGTCGGCACGTCATTCGACTTCATCATCTACAACGGTGGTGATGGCGAGCTGACGCTGGCCGATGAAGGCGCGGCAACTATCGTTATCAATGGCACGGCGACGATCACCGCTGCCAAGGCACGAAAGTTCCGGTTCGTCTTCACGTCCGCCACGCACGCAGAGTGCTACGCAATGGCTGAAAACGCCTAACGACTGAACGGGCCGGGGTAACACCCGGCCCACCCTTTTCATTGGAGCGCGTCGATGACCGACATTGAAGACAAGATTGCCCTGAAGCCTATCCAAAAGGTTGAGGTCTCAAATGTTACGTCCCCGGTCGAGCTGACCGGCGACATCATGGTCGACACTTTCGGGGCGCTCGACGACGCAAAGGTTACCGACCCGGATGCGGCGTCGGCAACGATCCCCGCGCTTCTACGCGGCAACCTCACCAAACTGAACGAGCTCAAGGCGCTCATCGGTACGGCTTCGGACGACGAGAATGACGTCACTGTCATCGGTCTGCTGACCCGCATCGCTCTCGCCGTCGAGGTTTAGTTCCAACAACTGGAGTACTTAATGGCCGTCCAACCGCAGCTTGACCCCAACGTCCGAATCCCAGCCGCA